TCTACAGTCTCATCAATTTCTTCACCTACAATCTGTGGAGTTTTCTTAGTGAAGTACGATTCCTTGATAGTAGATACTTTTTGTGCAAAAGTCTCTTCATCTTCGAAATCAATATCTTCAGCAAGGGATTTCAACTTCTCTACCTGTGTTTCTGCAAGATCACGGGAATGTTCACGGATGATAGCATCACGCTTCAGTGCTTCCAGTTCACCATACATGTAGATAGAGTGTTCTGTGGATTCATTGAGTTTTTCTTCAAGTTCACGAACCTGAGTTCCCAACTCATCAACCAAATCAACTTTAGACTCTGGTACGTCTACATAAGACTCAGTGAACAGGTTCTTCAAACCATTCATAAAGTCTTCTGCAAGTTCAGTGCGGAGACCATGCTCAATAGCAAGCTTGTTCTCTTCCATGAACTTTTCTACAACGTAGTTCAAGTATCCGTCGATTTGCTCTACCATTTCCTCACGGGTGGTCTTGAGTTCTTCGTCAAATTCTTCTTGAAGTTCAGATTCAATGCGTGCAACTTCTTCAGAAACCTTAGACTTAACAGCAGCTTCCATAATGACAGCAGCCTTGTCCTTAAATGTTTCAGAAAGAGTTGCTTCAGATTCAACCAGAGCATTCATGTCAGCAGTTACATCAACGGATACCGTTGCTGCCTTTTCATGAATTTTATCTGTGTCAAAGTCATCTGCATCAAAATCTTCTTTCATTTTCATTGCATTCATCATCTTGCCGTAAGATGCCTGAAGGTCAGACTTCTTCATCTTAGACATTTCAGAATACATCGCATTAATCATGCCAGCTTTAGTGCCGGGCATTTTGTCAGCAACTTGGTCACCCTTGTTTGCTTCACCGCCAGGAACTTTTGCTTTAGATGGTGCTGACTTTTTAGCAGCAGCAGCATCATGAGCAGCAGCCTTAGCACCGTCATATTCAGGTGCAGCCTGTGCTTCAGACACTTCATCAGTCTCAGAGTCTTCGGAAATTTCTTCCTCAATAACCTCTTCAACAGATTCAATGTCATCATACATTTCTTGTTCGGACATTTTTATCTCCTATTAAAGATTGATCTTAGAGAGGAAATTCTTAAACTCCCGAATCTCAACCGCAGAACGGTCAGACCTAGAAGCATTTTTAATTTCAGTCTCAATTTTTTCAAGTTCTTGGGCTTCCAAGACACCGTTATTCCAAATCCACTCTACACCTTCCATAATACCATTAACGAAAGCTGATGGTGCAGATGGGTCTTGTACGATATCTACAGTGTTAAGAACAAAGTCACTACCGACCATGTTCACACCATTTTTTTGCTCAAGAGTTCCCATTCCACGAGTCGAAACACCCAGCTTAACTCCACCATCTAAGAGACCTTTCACAATCTTACCATTAGGTGTGTCAAGAATAAGTGCTTTTCCCATCACGTCATTACCGTTCCACTTGAGTTCAGTAATTCGATGAGAAACTTTATCTAAGTTAATGATAGGTCCAGCCGGGTGATTCAGTTCACCTACTGCACGTTGTGTGCGCACCTGTTCCTTGTCATACTTAGAAACTGCTTTTTCCAAAATTGGTTTTGGATAAATTCTACCATTTCTGTTCTTTTGTTCAGCTTGGGCAAAGATACCTTCAATGACATAGTTCTTGCTGCCATCTTCTTTAGCTTCAACAATGTATTCTACTTCTTCTGTATGTTCAGTAATCAGTTTCATTTGAAGTATCCACCTATGCCTTGTCTTTTGCCGCCTAACTTAGAAGAGCTTGCTCCACCGAGATTGCCCTTACTCATCATCTGACCAAAATTTCGGGCAGACTTCATAGCCTCCCGTTCGTTGTCTTCTGTATCTACAGTCTGGTTATCAAACATAATATGAAACTTATTATCTTTCTTTGTAACCATAACTTCACCACCCTTGGTATCCAAGACCTTTACGATCTTGTGACCCTTTGGTGCGATATTAAGACTAAATTCTTTAAATGTCTTCATCTTCTGCTTCTGCTTCCGATTCTAATTCTTCTGTTTCTGAGGACAAATCTACTTCATCTTCTGTTTCAATTTCATCATCAGTAACATTGTTAAAAACTTGATTAGCAACACGAATCTTTTCATCATCTAAACGAGATGAAAGTTTGTCGTTAAGTAGTTCAGAAAACTGCTTTTCTGCTTCAACAAAGTTTTTAGTAGTAACATTATTTAAAAAGTCAACGATTTCAGTCATTTGTTTTGCCTCAATAAAATTTCGTAATAATATTTATAATAATTTAAACTTCAGGTTCAGGTTCTTCAATTTCACCAGATTTTTTCTCTTTATCAATCTGATCGGCCATTGTTTTAATGTCATCATCGGATAACATCAATACATTCTTTTGTGTCCATTCTTTGGAATAGAACGAACCAAGATATGGTTCAAGTTCTCTCAACATGTTCAAACGTTCTCTAAGAATTTCTGCATCTTTTAATTCTGTAAAGTAATTATCACTAATATACTCTACAGTAATATCATTCTTCCAATCATTCCAATCCTCTTCAGTAATAATACCTTTGAGTAGCAGTTGCTTTTTGAGAATGTTATAGAATAATTCAGCAAATCTTCTGCGCAGTCTGTCAACAAACTTTTGGAACTTAAACTCATCCCTAGTAATCTCAGTGGTTCTACCAAGAATACCACCACCTGCTTGTTCTGGGTCAAGTCTACCTACAGGGACATTAAGTGCTTTGTAAAGTTTCTTTTGAAAGTAAATGATATCATCAATCTCACCCAAGTTCTGACCACCGGGGAGTGTAGAAACTTCTGTGCCTCTACCACCTTCTCTTCTAGGAAGCCAAAAGTCTTCAAGCATTGACATATGCTTAGAATCATTTTTAAGGTCACCTGTATTAGCATCATAGACCAGTTTATTTCTATATCTGGTCATAATGTCTTTCAGATACTGTTCTGCTTTACCTCTAGGCAAGTTACCTACATCAACATAGAAAATACGTCTTTCAGGCGCACGGGAAAGTCTGTAAATAACTAGAGCATCTTCCATCATACGCAACTGATTAATAGGTTTCAGTGCTTTATGTAAATAAGAAACTACTTTCTTTCTAGTAGAATCAAGTAATCCACTAGTAACATAACTAATAGCATCTGGGTAAATCTTTACTGTAGTCCCACCCTTCATTGTATTTTCAAACTTGGTTTGATTGGTATCAGAATATAAGAAGTATTCATCAACCTTTTTTACAATATCTACACCAGTAGTAGGGTCTTTTTCTTTCTTGACTTCTTTTACTTTACGAATCTTTGTAGAATCAATAGGTCTGACTTCTTGAATACCATTACCTGGATTCTTAGGGTCTACTACCAAATGATGGTAGATACGACCATCAATATAATATCTGCGGAAAATGTCGTGTGCATAGTTTTTAAAATCAAGCATACTTAAAACATTATCAAACTCTTCCTTGATTTGTTTCTTAATAGAATCTGTAGTTTCTATTTCATCAAGGTTCAGTTCAACAATGTCATCTTCACCAGAAATAACTTCATTAATAATATCCTCAATAGCACCATCCACTTCTGGATGCATCGCTACTGTGCGATACTGTCTAATTAAATCTTTATCGTCTTTTGCTTTGTCACCAGTTAAGTCAATGTAAGAGCCATAATGACTTCCGGCAGCAGTGACATAACCTGCGCCATCATCATCTAATGGTGGGACAATAGACGGTAGTTGTTCTTTTTTCTTTTCGTTTCTTGCTCTAGAGATTTCAAATCCAAAGAGTTTTAAACTATTATCGTCTGCCAAAACATTTCTCCAAATAGTATAATAAGGGGCAGTTTATTCTACCCCTTATTTAGTCATCCTATTAGGACGTTGTGTTAGATTCCCAGTACTGGACTTGGAAAGTCACAGCAAATTCCTCAATAGCTGCCGCTGGATCGTAGGACAGGTCAATCGGATCAATGTTAGTTGGGAAACAACCTCTAAAGTTGTAAGTCTTGAGAGTAGAACCATCTCTATCAAGTTGCTCTACAATCAAGTCTGCCTGATAGTCTACAGGATTGTTGATACCGGTATTTGCAGAGTGTGCGTTAATACCGTTCATCCAACGCTCCATTGCATCCCTCACAGCAAAGTCAGTGTCGTTAATAATTGTTGGTGTCCAAACATCAAATGTTCTGTCACCAGCAATCTTCAACTCACGACCACGGAAAGGCACAATGATTTCAGACATGATAGAACCGGGCAGTTGAGCTGCCCGACACATAAATGAGGTAAGTTCTACATTACCTGCTGCATAAGCTGGAAAGTTGATCGTTGCCTTGAATAGATTAGGTCTAGCACCGCCACCTTTCAGTTTTGCTTTGAAGTCATCAACTCCAAGAATAGCCATCTTTTATATCTCCTTAGTTAAGCGGTTTAGAATGACAGACCAACTACTTCTTCAA